TGTTGCACTAGAAGATCCATCTAACCCCTTAAATCTTGTAGCAGGTATTTTAGATTCCTCTATGAATCTATCGTAGAAATATGCAAGAGGGGCAGGATCATTTAAGTTCGGTCCCTCCATTGTCAAGGGCTCAATTGTAGGTTGACCGTTTTGGCCCTGTGGTATCAGATAATTCTTATAGAATTGTATCTTAGGTGCTCCGTCAACTAGCAATTCACCAGTATCATCGCTCAAGCTAATATCCTCCTTATAGATACTCATAAGTTCACCCAAGGTCTGCATAGCTTTCTGAGGTGATCTTGATCCAACAGGAACGGTCATTTTAAGCTTGAATGAAGCATTCATCACTGACCAAATTACCCTAGTGTATTCTATAATTCTTAGGGTATTATAAGGTCTAATTAATCTCTCAACATAACTTAATCTGGAAACTGAATTTCCCTTAGCATAAGACATGTATATGATCTGGGAGTCATATAGCATTCTTGTCTTTTTAGGGTCATTCGGAAATTGTATCCAAACGTTGACATGTCTTCCGTCTGGTTGTTTTTCTACGCTAGGTATTAAAGAAGTAGCGTCCAATTCTTTAAATCCAATTATCTCTTTCCCCCTATTGTCCCAGATTATTTCAAATGCAAGGAATCCGTCCACCATGAATTGTCTAAAGAATTGCCATGCTGTTATATCATCGCTAAATCCCCAGATGTCATATATTTTTCTAAAAACGTCATAAACCTTTTCTCTTGTTTTTTCTTTTAGAGTAGTTATATCTAGAAAATCGGGATATGCGTAATAATTAGAAGGGTCGTAGTTTATGGATTCGTCACAAACAATATCAAGAACTCCTTCTATCTCCGGGTTAAGAGAGAATTTCCTAAGATAATCCCTCTTTCCCTTATAATCCTTGTCGAAATAAGAGATATACTGTTTGACCATAGTATCTTGCTTCGCAAGACTATACATCATATTCTCATCAGGAACGTTTGTTTTGTTCTGATTAATGAAAGCAGCTTCAGTAGCGCCAACAGCCATGGAGTTCTTAATCACCATGTCCTCGTATTTCATACCGAACTTAGAGATCGACTTAACAGATTCCCTAATCCTCTGAAATACCGGATTACCATTTTCGTTATCTATAAAACCAGCCATTCACTACTTATTTTTATTTTCTAGACCAGAATTATCTTTTAATTTCGATCTATAGGAATTATATATCTCAATCGGAGAAGACCCTTGAAGAAGGGCTACACTAAGATATGGTATTTTTTTCCAATCATCATAGCCTATAACATAGACTTCAGACATTGATGAAATATCGAATCCTTTAGTGCTTCCAATATATCCAGTACCTTTCAATAAAGACTTTACATTATCACCACTTAGGTTCACGGGAGATTGGCTTCCCGATTTTTTATTAGAATCTATTATGCTCTCTGAAAAATCATAGACCCTCTCCAATATCTTAACCCTTTCATCAGGTGGGGTAGCTATTAAATCCGATCCATATAGGATGTTGTTTAGATCTTTTGATTTCTTAACATCAAAAGCTAAAACTATCGGTAGTCTGTTTATGAACTCCTTCTCCTTTTTTTTACCGTCATCGGGTTTCTGCTTAGGATTATATCTAAAAATATAGATCTTACCGGGAAGAAATTGGCCGTCGAACTTTTCAGGTCGAAAATCCCTGTTCGATAACTTTATATAGGAGCTTATAAAATACTCGTCAGTTTTAGAAACAGTCTCAGATTGGGATATGAATCCGTCCTTGTATGATTTTATTTTTTCAGAAAAGCTCATTTACTATTAAAAAGAAATTTCTCGTCAACTACGCCAAATCTAAAACCTCTTTGGATAGCCCATTCTTTAGCAGCTTTAAATTTTGCCTGATTTGTTATCCATATTTTCATATTATAGTTATAGCTCTCTAGTTTTTTAAGAGTCATATTTTTACCCTCGTATATCGGCTTTTGAGTTTGTGACTCTGGCTTAACCTCTATTATCCACTCCTGATAGGTGTCGTCTTCTTTTAGAGTCTTTATGTAAAAATCCACATAGTATTTGTGCATTTTCTTATCTAATGGATTCCAGTAATCTATAAAAAGAGGTTCAGAGCTCCATTTAACTATCCTTTCGTTTCTATCGCAATATGCACAGAATCTCTGCTCCCACGAAGATCTATAAATGATATTATGTATATCACCTATGTACTTATCGGGATTCTGTGGACTATAAAGCCCATGTTTGTGTTTTCCGTTAGGTTTAACCTTTTTTATGGACATATTAAACGTTGTAACTATTATCCTCCCCTGTTATATAACTGAAGGGTATAGTTTTAGGATTCTTTGGCGGGTGTAATTTCTTCCATCCCTTAGCAAATCCATTCTTTGCAACCTGAGTGAAGTAGGCAAATGGATTGTTAGATTTAGCAGGGTCAAATCTATTCCAATATTTGCAAAGATCCTCCATGGCAAAAGCCATACAATCGTCCTTATCGTCAGGATCCTTGTAAGCCATCTTCTTAGAAATACCTTCTATCATGAGGGTAAACATATCGATTGTCTCTCTTGTTAGCTGACCCTTCTCTTTAGATTCGGATACGGCTCTAAGGAGCTCACTGTTTTTAACATAAACTTTTGCCATTCTGCGGGGTTTTTTATGTGCAAAAAAAATCCCCCATTCTTATTAGAAACAGGGGATATTTTATCTTTGTGCTTAAATTTTAGAATTTATCTTTATATTAAGCTTTTACTTGTTTGTTTCGGCCTCGTCTTCCTCGCTGTCCTCTACGTGTTTGTTTATCGGCTTAGTTGGAGCCTTTGCGAACTTTCCCTTTAGAGAATCTACGAAAGGCTTACCTGATTTATTTTGTTCTGGATTCTCAGGAGCAAAATAATAGTTACGACTTACTTTTTTTTTTGCAATTCAGATTCTTCTAAGTTATATCTGAGCTTGTCATTTACTCCAAAGTCTATAGCATCTCTGTGCTTGCTTCTAGAGGTAGCAGTATTTGGGCCCGATTTAGTAGCCACTCCTTCTTCTACCTTTCTATATCCATGCAGCAAATCCAGTGAAAGATCTATTTTGTCATTGCTTCCTGGAGCTTTCGCATATCCGTGTTTCTGTGCCATACCAGCTAAAGCATTTTTATCGTGCGTTCTCTCAATTTTACCGAAATTAGGAGCTTCTGCTAATCCTTGAGATCTATCTTCTACTTCGCTAGCTTCGTCGATATTATAACCAATAGCATATCCAGCAACATCGAAATCTGTTGGCTTTTGTCCTTTAATTCCTTCCGCATAATGGGCAGCTTTAGGATTCTTTAGGTCGTGAGCCATTGGTTTCTCCTGATCCTTAGATCTAGGAGCTTTAGCATATGTTGGCTGTGATTGCTTTTCTTTAACATTTTTAGTTCTCGTAGGTGCTTTAGATAAAGTAGTATTTGATTCCTTTACTTCCTCGGTGCCATCCTCTTCTTCAGACTCGTCACTTTCTATATCACTAGCAGGATCATTGTCGAAATAGTCTTTATCGAAATCACTTGTCTTTTCAGCATTTTTTTCTGCTGCATCTGACATAGCTTCCTCTAAATCTTGAATATCATTTACTCTATGATCCTCTGTTCTACCCGCATCGGTTAAAATTGTATATCTTCCCGAAGTACCGTCTATTGAAACGATTTTACCGGTTTCTCCTGATTCTTTTATTTTAACATAGTCTCCTATATTAAATTTAGCATCCTCTATAAGGTACATGCTAGGATCTAAATCAACATTTTCAATTTTCTCGATCTCCTCGTTGATGCTAGCCCATTTATTTCTTAAAACCTTCAATTCCCTTTTTAGCATTTTCTCTGCTTCTTTAAGCTCAGACGAATGCGAGTAGTTAGGATTTTCTATCAAGGATTGAACTTTGGCCAACTGTTCCTCAACATTTTGTATGTTTTCAAGAAGACTAGATCTGTCATTTAGAAGAACCGATTTAGTTCTTAATTCACCAACCAAGAATTCGCTTAGACCTTCAGAAATATCATATCTTAATGTGTCTTTTACTAACTTAACAGCTTGCATGCTATTAACAGAGAATATTGAATTCTCTCTCATAGCTTCATTTATTCTTTGAAGGTAGATCTTATCGTTCCATTTGAACAGATTAACAGAAAGTCCCTCGTAAATTCTAGATACGATCGACTTAGCAAAATCAAGCTCCACGAAAGAATTGTAATTTTCATAAACGGTAGCTATATCTTTTACAAGAGACATATCATTATATCCCATATAAGAGGATACTTCCAATCCTATTATCTTAGCCATTTCGTTAACATTAGAGAAAGCTAATTTATTTCTACCAACAAATACATTAGGATTATTCTCCGTTCCTTCTGTTATACTAACTACCTTCTTGCCGATTGAGAAATGAACACCCGCTTCATTTATCTTAACATCGGGTCTAGAAGTAATTCCCAATAGATTAACAAATGTATTACCGTATGAAGAAGCTGCAGTCTTAGCGTCTATTCTCTGTACGCCATTCTCTGTTGCTTCGAAAATAAATCCACCAAGGCCAAATGCGAAATTTTGATCCTCATTAGTTGCCATTGCGGAATAAGCTCTCTCTACGTATGATTCACCTTGATTAGTTTCAGGGATAGAAAGTCTGCTTGAATCTTTTCGACTTTCGTTAAGATTCAAATAGTTTATAAGGTTTTTAACTACAGGATTGAAAGAATATTTAGAGATTTGATTAACTAGGAGACCGTTTGACTTGTCTTTAGATACCATCCACTCATTTAAACACTCATAAAGATCAGAGTAAAATTCTCTAGATCCAGATCCCTTAATAGAATCTATCACTTTAGAAACGTATATCTCTCTGTTGTAAGTATTAGCTTTACCTAGAAGTGATTCAAAGACCTCCTTAGATTTAGCATCCCATGTCAATTGGCTTAAATCATTAACAAAATTTTCAATAACTGCATACTCTGGGATATTCTTATTAACAAGGATATTTTTATAATTCTCTAACATGATCTTAGCCTTCATGTGCTCGGCAACAGGTGAACTAAGAAGAGACTTAACAGACTCAAGAACACCTAGATTTTTAATAGACTCAGAAGTTAAAAAAGAATTAACAGATTTATCACCTTTTATGTGAGAAAGGGACTCGTTTAAAGAACTCATCTCTTTATCACCTGATTTTTCTTTAGAAGGCGTAATCCAAGTTCCGGAATTATCTCCTTTAGATGTATTCTGGCTCCAAGATTCCAAAAGTGAAGAAGCTGCTCTTTTGGAAGCTTCCATTTCTTGATTTCTGAAATCATTCCAGATGTTTGATGTATTTTCTCTTAAGAAACCAGAAACCTCAACATCATTGGAATTTTTAAGTCCCTCTATAAGGGTATTTTTATTTGATGCCTCGTTTAAGAAGTTCTCACACAGAGATTTAACCTCCGGTGAGGTAGTAGTTTCTTTTAATTTTTGTACTTTGTTAATGAAGTCCATGAGTTAATAATTTTTTTGTATTCTATATATCTTTTTCAGAGTACTTTTTGGTCTATATATCATTATCTGCAAACCAATATCTCTAAAATTACCCTTTTATCTAAGTGGGGATTACACACCGTTATACCTCCGTCCTGGTATACTGGTCCAGGTTTAGCCAGATTCCATCCATATTGCTCAGAATCAAAAGTTGTGATATTAACACCGCTCAATACAGTAAGTTCGCCCATAAAATATTCATTGCCCCTGTACTCCCATGTAATGAACTTGTCTTTTTCTAAAGTCCCAGCTGGGTATACTGCTTTAATAGCTATAAAGCTAACGTACCCTCCAGGATCCGCTATGTCCGACTGGCTTATCAGTGCGCAGGATTCAGCTCTAAGATTTATTGTGGATTTTGAATATGCAGGAACATCAAATAACAAATCCTCTAACATAAGCACTATTTGAGGATTCATCATGCTGTTTGAATCTATAACCAGGTTAGTTCTTTCGAATTTCAATCCCTCTGGTTCTATATAGGGACATATAACGGGTCTTGTTGCCATATTAGTTTGCTGTTATTACTACCAGTTTAACTGGCGATTCGGTTGGGTTTGTAAAGGTGATGCCACCCAAACTAGGATTGGATACAGGACCTGTGTGACCTATATTAGAGAAAGAACTTATATTCCACCCCTTCCAATTCTGATCCTCTTTTACAGCGCCGGTTAAAACCATTATTTCACCCATCGGGTATCTAGTGTTTCCGTCGTAGTCCCAAAATAATACTCTAGCAGCTCCCTTTTGTGTCGGTAGATAATAAGCTCTTGCCAATATAAAGCTAACCTCGTTTAATGTGTTGGCAAAATTACCAGTATCTACATCGATTGAAGTATCCGGAGCTATTACAAATGTTTGCTTTTGGTAACTAGAGAAAGAAAGAAAAGGATGGAAAAAAGAAGCTAAGCTCAGGGTATCCATCACATTTGACTGCAGGCATACATTAAAAGAGGACTTGAAGTATTTAAAAAAAGCAGGTTGGTTCTTATACTTAAACGTCCAATCTATCAGCGGTAATGCTTCCCTTGTTCTAGCAACGTTAGTGTATCTAGCAGTAAAAGTACAAGCACCAGGTGTGAAAACTGGCGCACTAGTAGATCCACCCTGTACAGTTTGGGTATATGTACCGCCTGTACTACCTCCTCCGTCGTAATTTAAGTTATTTGACTCCTGTTGGATCTGCGGGTAATCTGCCATTTCTTATTCTTTTATTTATCCTTATATGAAAGGTGGAACGCCTTGCTTCAGTGATTTCCTGTTGGAGTTAGCGTTCTTTATTTCGTTGAAAGTCTGTGGTAAATTCTGATTGTTAGCTTCAGCATGTTCCTGTCCAACGTTTACATACTGCAAATCTGGTAAATCACTAGCTTCCTCAATTTGGATAGCAGGATACTCCTCTTTCATCTCAGATATACTTATAACATCCACATTATTTTCCAAAGGAACCTCAGGTTTATCGCCAGATGCCACGATCTCTAGTTCCTCCCTAGGTAAAGCATCATCTTCTTCCACGATCGGGTCGGGTTTCAATATCTGCTCCGGATCCTCTGGCTTTATGTAATCAACTAGAGATTTTATAAAGCCCAGAGCTACAAGAGGCAGTATTGCACCGCTGATTATCGACAATATACGTTTTTGAAATATAATATCCTCTTCTATTAAGCCAAATAGCTCGCTCCATCCCTGGAAATCCTGTATGTTTGTATATGCATAGTAGGTATTTCCCATGGCTTGCATAGCAGTAAGCGTTATAAAAAGTATCCAAACTAGGAATTTGTTCATCTTATCTAGAGCTATAAGGGAAGCAAGGGAAGCAGCTGCACCGAGTTCAAAAGCTATAGCAAGTGACACTGAAAGCCACTTTGGATTTGTAAGATCAAAGAATTGAATAACGTGTATCGTAGAGATTACGGACACTACAAGGTAAAGAGAAACAAAAGTTCCTATTATAAAGTATTTTAGCCATCCTTTCTCCATACGATTACTTATTAGAATTTTCTATCTTGGATTTTATATCAGACAAAGAGGTTTTTCCTTTATCGAAATCGTCTTCGTAAATAAGAAAATTGAACATATTCTGCTTAAGAGCATTATCCATCTGATCCTTAGTTATAAGTGACTCTTGTATAGAATCGGTGGATTGTGTTATTTTCTTAATCTCTTTATCTATTCTATCAACCTCTCTGTTTACTCCACATTGTTTTAAAAATACAACTAAAAGTAAGAAAAGGGTAATTGCCCAGGAATATTCCTTAATTTTTTCTAATGTTTTCATGTTTTATTGTTTTATTGTTTTAAAGTACTAAGTATTTATCTAATATTATTTTGGAAAAAGAAAAAGCCGGAAACCCGGCTTTTTTAGATGCTATTTAAAAATTAATTACACTAGCTCTATACCTTGTTGAGCTGCGTTTAATCTTTTTCTAATCTCCTCGATATTTCTATTGTCCTCTTTTACATCATTTAATGCAATATCAATAGGCTTGTATAGCTTAATGAAGTTCTTTGCTTCATCTAGTCCTTTACCTCTTGACTTAGAAATGAAATAGTGACTAGCCTCAAGAGTCAAAGAGCTCATATAAACCATGTTGTCTTTAATTCCTTCTTTTTCAATCTTAGAGATAGATTTGCTAATCTCTACAATACCAATAGACTCGGTGGAGCTCCATTCAGCACTCTCGGTTATGTATTTTTTAAAAGCTTGGAATGCTTCGGTATCCATAGAAACAGCATATACTTTTTTTCTGGACTCCTCTATTTTTTCCTCTAGTTCTTTTTCAATTCTTTGAACTTTTTCTTCATCAACCGAAATATGCATACCCCCAAATTCCATAGTTTCAATCTCACCCGGTAATCTATCTAAATTAGCTGAGGATGCTAAATTCAATTCTTCGTTTTTTTCCTTTTGTCTAGCCATTTTGTTATTTTTTTAATTTATACTTCTTTTTAGTAATAAGTTTCACTATTTTATTCAATATCGAAGATATCAGACTCTGCTCTATTTTGATCTAGGTAGGCTCTAAGAGGAGCTCGAAGATCCCTCGCTGGAAATATTCTAGCGGGTCCATCTGGTCCTATATGAACTAGGAATCCGCTTTCGGTCTCCAAACCAATAGCTTCCTCTAGTATCAGTCTATACATGGAAAGCTGTATAGAATATTCATTATGCTGATTCTCGTAAAGAGTATGAAAAGGTCTAAGCAATTTTTTATATCTTCCCTTTGGATGATCGTCGTGCTTAAATTCCTTGTTTGTTTTCCAGTCGCCTATTAAAATTAAAATCTTATTTCTCTTCTCGTCCCACATTAGAAATGGCTGATCTATAGTTCCAGCTAATCTCCATTTCTTAGAAAATATTTTTAGCTCAGAAGGCAGGGGAACTAGATCTTTTAATTTTTGCTCGTACAATTCCTTAAACTTCAAAACTCTCTCCATCTCCTCCCCTGGTTCAGGCATTTCTGGATTAAGGCCAGTCCAAAAATCCTCTATCCATTTATGTACGTTTGTACCGAGAACAGTAGATTTGTCAGCTTTTTCCTTCCACTCGTTCTCTATGACCGATGGGTCAACTCCTCTCTGTCTTGCTTTTTCTCTTACCCAATAATCCCTCTGGAACGGTTCTTTAAAATTCTTCAGGAAAGTTGTAACTGAATCGAATTTTTTACCCGAGTATGTGTAGGTATGTGAAGGTTCGTCAAAAATAAAATTAGCATCATTAAACACTTTAAGTCTCTTCTCTATTTCATCTTTCTCTTTTAGCAGTATTTCTTTCATGGTATTATAATTTAAAAGAGAAAGTGAATTATGGCCCAAATTGATGAAACAGGCAAAAGTATGGAATAAAAAATAAACCAAAACCAAGTCAATTTACGGAAAACAAAATAATACACGACAAGGTATGATTCATTGTTAGTTGTCTGGATAGGATCAAGTGAAACAGATATCATCTCTTCCAGCCCAACCTTTCCTAAATATTCATTAATAGGCTTAATCGTTTCAAAAACAAAAGATGGTCTAGACTCCAGGGGCAAATCCTTTGATAGTGTCACCTGCGGTGGAAGATTAACCACCGTGTAAATTCTGCAAAGCCAATCGTATCTAAGTCCCCTTCTGGTCCAAATTATATCGCTTGCAGCCTCGCTCTTGACCATCTTACGATATTTAAGGTAGATGTAAAATTCCTTTAGTGCTCCAAACATGATGTTAACTTTTAATTTATATCGTATTATTCCATTAAGGTTTCCCCATTTTTTTCTTGATCTTAGCTCTTGCTCTTCTTATTCTCGTAGCTATGGATCTTTTCTTGATACCATATTTGATCGCTATGTCCTTGTATTTCATACCATTTATCTCTCGGTCTACCATAATGTCTCGGTAGAGTTCAGGTAATGTTCTTATTTCGTCTATGACCGCCTCATATACGGCATCAACAGTGTTCTCTTCATTGAAAAAAGCATAATCAATTGAATTTTCTAGAACATAATGCTCGCCCATGATTGAATCGTGCTTAATTGAATGAAAATCCAATTCCTTTTCATTCTGTGAAACGTATTTGTTCCTAGATTTAATTAGCAATAAGCTCTCATTACGTGCAATATTATAACACCACGTAGAGAAATTACCTCTCTCATCGTCATATTGATCTATTTTAGTCCAGATCTTGGTCATTGTGTTAATGAAAGCATCCTCCGCTAATTCCCTGTCTTTTAGAATAACGTAGCAGTGATTCAATACACCGGGTCTCAATCTCTCAAAAAGTTCTTTGAATGATTTCTCGTTCTTCTCGAATAGGAAATTCCCTGCAAGTTTTTGGATGTTTTTCTCAACCTTCTCTTTCTGTTCTATCATTATATAAATATATTTACAAATTATAATTTCATTAATTCAATCCCGCCTCTTAAAAGAAAGGACAACGAATCATGCTTCCTATATAGCTCGGTAAAAACTACTCTCTTTATAGCGGATTGAATGATTAGTTTTGAGCATTCGAAGCAAGGGGAAAGAGTTACGTAAATCGTAGAGCCATCAGAGCTCTGAGTGCTCTTAGCTAACTTTGTTATAGCGTTTGCCTCCGCATGCAAAACCCAGGATAGCGTATCACCTTTCTCATCCTCACATACATTAGGAAATCCCGTTGGTGATCCGTTATACCCATCCGATATAATAGACTTATTTTTAACCATTAAACATCCAACCTGTGCTCTTTTACAATGGGAATTCTTTCCCCAGGATTCAGCCATCTCGAGATACACGGAATCCATTCTCTCCTCTTTTTCGTTTAAATATAAGTTATCGCCAGTTAAAAGTAAATACGTTGAATCTGACTGTGGTATAACTCTCCAGGAGATGTTTTTTTCTATAAATTCTTCATTTATGAAAGATAGATCTTTAAAGAGTATCTTTTCTGACATAGGCATTCCAGTTTAATATACCTCAAATGTAATACAAAAATCCGCAGGAAACCCGAGGGTTTTAAATTAAATTCTTCTAGAATCTGGTCTAAAAGGATCAGGTGAACTAATATTTAGTGGTCCAGCTAGTGTATTTGCTATCTTACTAAGAAGGCTTTTAATGTCTTTAGCATCCTCATTAGACAGAGATGCACCAGAGGAAGAACTAGAAGCTCCACTAGACGCGGGCTCAGCTGTCCCTGATTTGCTAGCTGTCTCAGTAGTTTCTGATTTTGAGCTAGCCTCCGGATTTGCTGATTTGCTCTTCTCCGGGGCAGGGGCTGCGGTTGGGGCAGGCTTGGGCTCGGGGGGTGGCGCTGGCTTAGGCGGTGGATTCAATTCAGGCTTCTCGTTTACTGCTTTGCTTTTGGTATCTTCTTTACCCGTATTTTCCTTGGGTGATTTTTTACCCAAATCCTGAACTTTACTTACAGCTTTCTGATTAGCCGTGCCGATTAACTTTTCGGTTTTATCACCGGATATACCAAATTTGGATCCCAAGTTAACAGCTTTATCTGTTAGCCCTGATTTTTTTTCCAAAAGAGAAAGTCCAGTAGTTGCAATACCAGCACCTGAATTTTTCTTAGATTCTAACAATTTTCCTTTGGAGAATAGGCCCTCTCCAGTACTCCCCTTTTCTTTTTCTTTTCTATTTTTTGTGATCTTCTCTACGCTTTCCTCTTTTGAATTATCTTTTTCCTTTCCCCCGCTTTCCTCTTTAGAACTAGGTTTTTCCTTCCCTGCTAATTCTGGCCCGGCAGTTAAAAATTCATTGAGAGAAGAGGCAGGTCCAGAACTGTAACTGCTTATATAGGAATCTAGATCATCCTGCAGGCTTTTAGGATATTCTGTATAGAATTCATAGTCTTCGGCTAATAATCTTTCTCTTTCCGCTTTTATTTCCTCTGCACTCGGACCCGCTGATTTGCCAATTTTTTCATCCATGCTTCCCTCTTTGTTTTCGGGTTTAGCATTTTTTATCTTATCCTGTAATTTTTCAAGAGAAACTACAGCTTCTGCACTTTTACCGCCATCCGAAACATCCATAGCAGCATCCTCAGCTATTTGCTTTTCGATCTGGCTTTTTAGAAAGCCAATATCAAAATCGCCTGCTGGTGTAACTACAACACCCTTATCCTTGTCATAGTTTAAAATCTTATCATCAAGATCGTCCTTGAGCTTAGAAACATTTTTTAATCCCTCTATTAAATCTGAAACATCTAAAGGTATTATTGAGGATCCGGTAGGAAGCGAAACCACTTCTGGTCCATTCTCACCAACTAAATAGTTTCCATCATCCTTAGTTTTACCGCCTCTTCTAAAGCTACCCTTTACGTTACCCAGTGATCTCTCTATAACATCACCCTGTTTCTTAATATCGTCCTTGATAGACGATATGTTCATTTTTTTCAATTCACCAACGAGACCCTCTAAACTTCTCGATAGGTCAATGAACTGTTTTTCACTTTCGGTAGATGACATTTATGAAATAATTCTTTATTTCTATATATTTTGGTTGCAATTTTACTTCCTAAAAGAGAAAACTGTGCTCTTTCCTGAATCTGCAAGTACTTCTTGATTATCAGCATCAATAGCGAGATTAAGCTTATCTATCCATATCTGGTATTCATAATAAGGTATTCCCTCTACCCATTCAGGATCAAGACCGTGCTCCTTCCATAGTCTAAACTTCAGATCAAAGAAGTTCTCCAATGATATCTGAAATAACGAAAAGGGATCTAAGCCCTTTGGGAAAGGTAATGTCGGCGGTGACCTCCCTTCCACCGCACTTAGGGCACTTTACCAATGCCTTGGACTTTGTACCTATTTTTATTTTTTCAGATAATTCAAACAGTAAGCTAAATTCCTCTTTTGACCAGGAATCACTGTCTTTTAATCTTGACTGGAATGACCCTTCAGTTAGGGTTCTCCAATCCTCAAATATGAAAGGTGATATCTGTACAAAAGCATCATCTATTTCAACGCCTCTCTTGGCAAGGGATATTATAAAATCGGATATTCTTTTAGTAACTCCTATACTAGGAACAAACATCTTAATATTTTTATCCAGCTTCTTTATATCAAAAGAAAAACATCTTCTTTCGCTGTCATAATATTCCAGTATCTTATCTTCAATCTCATACATTGACAAAACACCGGTTCTAAGTTCAAATCCGTCTCTTAGCGGACATTCCTTAGATTCACAAGGATTGTTGGGAATTAATATTACACTATTCTCACCTCTAGTGAAAGTTAGATCCCTTATTGCTAGTGTTATGAAAAATCTATCCTCGGATTTTAGGTCCTGATAAGAAACTATACCCTGTGCCGGAAAATCCATTCTCATACACTTATCGAGGATATAGCCTAATTTTTCCTCTATGTCTATTCTATCCTCATCGTCTATTGTTGAGAAATGTC